ACAAACTGATAGCATTAAAGCAGTCGGTTATCTCCGATCTGCATAATATCGACGTCGATTCGTATAAACTAGAAGCGGCAGACGAACGATTAAATCTTTATGTAAAGGGCTGCATAAATAACCCGGACGCGCACAACCTTTATGAGTTATTAGCCGTTTCCCGCTTCTTTTCGTTCTTAGATAAATACGAGTTTCGGATCAAGGAAGTAAAGAAGTTCGTCACGTTCTATGAGCGTTTGAAGTTTTCCGGCACAAAGGGAAAAACTAGATACAAGCTGACTCCGATACAAGTGTTTCAGTTCTCTAACATTCTCGCGTTTTACAAGCCCGGAACAAACAAACGTTTGATTCGCGAAGCTCTTCTATTCGTTCCGCGTAAATTCAGTAAGACAACAAGCGTAGCGAGTCTTTCAATTAACGATTTATTGTTCGGTGATGCGAACGCACAAACATACGTTGCTGCAAACTCATATAATCAGGCGAAAGTTTGTTTTGATGAAATACGTAATATTTTAAAGTCTCTCGATCCGAAGTTTAGACACTTCAAAATTAATCGAGAAATCATATATAACCACATAAAGGGAAAAACCTCTTTTGCCCGTTGCCTTGCCTCTAATCCGGATAAATTAGACGGACTTAACGCAAGCATGGTAATAGTAGACGAGTATTCGCAAGCCGATAGCGCCGCGTTGAAGAATGTATTAACTTCCTCAATGGGCGCACGGCTCAACCCTTTAACCGTAGTTATAACTACCGCATCCGATAAAGAAACGGCTCCGTTTGTGGAGATGTTGAAAATGTACAAAGCAATCCTACGCGGTGAGATTGAAAATGATTCCATATTTGCACACATCTTTGAGCCAGACGTAGACGACGAGGAAGGCGATCCGGCAACGTGGCGTAAAGTGCAACCACACATGGGCATAACTGTTTATGAAGATTTCTATATCGACGCATACCAGAAGGCTTTATATAGCGCACCGGACGCGCTAGAGTTTCGGACAAAGTTACTTAATGTGTTTGCGGTTGATTCGACAACAAAATGGATTGAAGCAAAGCAGATCGAGGAACGGTTTAAAGATATTAAAATAGAGAATATCGGTACTTATCCGTTAACAATGGCGGCGGTCGATTTATCCGTTCGAGACGACTTTTCTACGGTTACTTATAATATCTATTCGAAAGAAAGCGGTTCTTTTCATTCACATACGGATTACTATTTTCCAGAAGGAGCTTTGAAAGATCATCCGAATCGGGAACTTTACGAAGGTTGGGCGAAAGCGGGCTATTTAATTCTTTGTGACGGTGATATTATCGACTATCAGCAAATAGTAAACGATATACTTGCACGTGCAAAGTATCTACAAATTATGGGAGTTGGCTATGATCCTTATAAATCGGCTGAATTTGTGAATCTTCTTACTTATTCCGTAGGCGGTGCGAGTGAATATATTAAGCCTGTTAAACAGACATACGGAACGTTTACAAGCCCTATTGAATCTTTTGAACTTGCTTTGTATCGGAGTAAGCTCACCTTTAGCCCTAATCCGATTACGCCATACTGTTTTAGTAATGCGGTATTAGACGAAGATCGGAACATGAATAAGAAGCCAGTCAAGAAAACGCATAACGCGAAGATTGATTCGACTATAACAAACCTAATGACATTCTACTTATTTAATAACATGGAGGTATAATGAAACTATCTTTTAATTTTGAATTGGGACGTTCAAAGACGCAAAAACGCGCCTTAAATGCAGAGATGAGCACAACGGATAAAGATGCGGCGATAAACTCCCGATTACCATCGTTACCCGGTCAGCCAATAGATGTGCATAACAGTAATCAAGCAATGAAACTTTCAGCCGCATATAGATGTACTTCTATTCTTTCGGGGACTATCGCGTCTTTACCGCTTATAATTAAACGGAAAAAAGATGGATATTTCTCACCAGACGAGGAAAACGATTTATATACGATATTAACCCGTATGCCTAACCGACGAATGAATAGTTTTGAAATGGTTAGGAATATGGTTGTTCAAATCGTAAATCAAGGAAACGCCTACATCGTTATCCGTCGAAAGTTCGGTAGTGTCAGCGAGCTTGTATTATGCGCAAATAATACAGTAACCTATGACAAATTGAATGATGTTTATATTATTTCTGATCCATATAACCGGATATATGGGCGTTTTGAATCCTACGAAATAATCCATCTTAAAAATAATAGTTTGGACGGGGGATATACAGGAGTAAGCACAATAATGTACGCTAGCCGTATCTTTTCCATAGCCGCGAGTGCAGATAATCAGAATTTACGAACCTTTCAGAATGGAAGTAAAATAAAGGGGCTTGTTTCCGGTGCAAAAGAGATAAATAAAGGGTTGCCCGGTGCAGGTATGACGGATATTCAACTTTCTACGGTTGGAGATCGCATAGAGGAACAACTAAACACAGGAAGAGACATTATTTCAGTTCCCGGCGATGTTGGATTTCATCAACTTTCTATAAATCCGGTTGATGCGCAGTTATTGGAAACAAAGAAATTCAGTATTCTTGATATATGTAGATTTTACGGAGTTCACCCAGATAAAGTATTTGCCGGACAATCTACTAATTACAAAGCTTCTGAAATGAGCAATGTTTCTTTTTTAACTGATACACTGCAACCAATATTGAAACAAATCGAGGCTGAATTTAATTACAAGCTGATTCCTAATTCAGTCGCTCACTTATATAGTATTTCATTTGATTTGTCATGCTTATATCAAACCGATTTAACGACACAAGCAAGCTATTATAAAGCTTTGGAAGAAATGGGAGCTCATTCCCCGAATGATACTCGTAGGGCTTTAGGAAAACCGCCCGTTGAAGGAGGCGACAAAGTGTTTATCTCCTGCAACGTTCAACCAATCGAGGCGGCTAGTCAAAAAGTAGAGCTACCCAAAAACGAAGAAACAAACATATAGTAAAATGACATTTGCAAAATATGGAAATACGAAGTTATACAGAGTTAGGTGCTCCTAAAGTTGGAGATGGAAGAATAATCGAAGGTTATGCGGTTGTATTCGGACAAGAAAGCCGTGTATTGTACGACAGGGAAAAACAACGCGCTTTTGTTGAGGTGATCGAAAAGGGAGCTATAACGGAAGAGTTATTGCGTAGTTGTGATGTTAAAGCTCTGTTAGATCATAATAAACAGAGATTGTTAGCTCGTTCTAATCGTGGTGCGGGAACTTTGTCGCTTGAACTTGACGACTACGGATTAAAATACAGGTTTGAGGCTCCTAGTACTCCCGATGGAGATTTCGCCGTAGAAATGATTAAACGCGGTGATATTTTCGGTTCGTCTTTTGCGTATGCTTTAAATGAAAAGGATAAAACAAAAGTTTCCTATTCAATGAAAGACGGGTTGTTGCTTCGTACTGTACACATGATTGATCGGATTTCCGATATATCTCCCGTTGTTGATCCTGCTTTTTATGGTACAGACGTAACGGTGCGGAGTATGGACGATACGATAGCGGAGTTGTCCGGCGAGAATAAAGACTATCTAAATGAAATTAATAATTTACGCAAATCAATTTAAAACATGAGAAAAGAATTTGAAACTATTGCTCAATACAAAGAGCAAATGCGTGCTATGTTGGATAAAGCAGAAGCGGAAAAAAGAGCACTCGACGCAAGCGAGAAAGAGCAGTTCGAGCAGTTGAAAACAAAGAAAGAACTTTTGGAAATGAAAGTTGAACGCCGTGCGCTTGAAGATATTAACGCGGGTTTGGTATCTGACCGTCGCGTGTTGTTTTCACAGGCTGTTTTTGACGTCGTTAATCATCGTTCTTTGGAAGAATACAACGGAGTAGTATCGGAAGGCGGTATTAAAGTTGTAGAACGTGCGGTGACTGTTACAGATACAACCGATGCGGCTAGCATGGTTCCTGTTACAATCGGTGAAATCATTGAGCCGTTAGAAAAAGGCTTGATTATTGATAAACTAGGTATCAAGATGCAAAGCGGGCTTGTAGGTGACCTTGTTTTCCCGACATTGGCGGCTGTTGAAGCAACAATTCAGGGTGAAAACGTTGCGGTTACTGATACCGAATTGAATATCGACAAAATCAAGGCTTCACCCAAACGTGTATCTATTTCTATCCCGGTGTCTAAGCGTGCGATCAACCAAACGAACTATTCTTTGCAGGACGTTGTTTTGAAGCAAATTTCGCTTGGTGTCGCTCGCACTTTGAATAAATGGATGTTTTCGGGAACTGCATTGTCTGGCGCAAGCAACGGGGTGTTTGTAAAGACAAAACCAGATGTTGAATATACAAACGCGTTGACATTTGCGGATATTGTTTCGCTTGAATCTACCGTAATGGATGCGGGCGTAGATGTAACCGACGGTACAGCTGCCTATGTTTGCACTCCAAAGGTGTATGGTGCCTTGAAATCCACTCCCAAAGCGGCGGGAGCTGCCGAAATGATCTGCCAAAATGGTATGGTGAACGGTTATCCGGTTCTTGTTACTAACTACATGGACGCCGATTCTATCGGATTCGGTGTATTCTCCAACGCTGCTATCGGTCAGTTCGGCGATATGGATTTAGTTATAGACCCGTACACCGGAGCGAAAAGTAATATCGTAAACTTTGTGTTGAATACTGATTATGATATTGTTGTAGCTCGTCCGGAAGCCTTTGCTATCGCAAAGAAGAAAGCTTCTGCTTAATCCTATAACCTATCATTCACTAAAGGGCTGGGGCTTCGGCTCTAGCCCTTTCTAATTTATACAATATGGCACAATACGTAACACTCGAAGAACTCAAACAGCATTTAAACGTTGACTTCGACACGGACGACGCGTATATAACCGGGCTTATCGAACCCGTTCAACTTCTTATCGAATCGTATCTAAATAATCCGCTAGATACCTACGTTAAGGACGCAAAAATAGATCGGCGTATCTGGCACGCGATCCGCATCCTTATAGCGAATTACTACGCAAACCGTGAATCGGTAACATTTGCCACTCCGCAAGTTATTCCGGGGCACATAGAACTATTACTGCAACCTTTAAAACGATATACGTAATGCAAGCAGGATTATTAAACGAAATGATCGCTTTTTACCGTAGCGAGTCAAAGCGCGATAATCTGGGCGGTACGTCTGAAAGTTGGGTGAAAGTATTCGATAAACGCGCATACATTCGCTTTAAGTCGGGTGCACGTAAAGAAGCGAACGGCGAGATATATAATACGACCGTTAATACGATAATGATTCGCATCTGTAAAGAGATCAACGCTAAAATGAGGATCGAATACGACGGGCAGAAATACAAGATTCTATCTATCAATCACGACCGGAAGCAACAAGCAACGGTTATAGAAGCGGAGGTAATCAATGAGTAACGACAATTACACCGGGCGCAACTTGTATCGCGTCGAAGTGGATGCAACGCGAGTAAACGAACTACTTAAACGGTTGAACGATAAAGAAGCAAAGAAGGCAATTTCCTCCGCTCTTAAAAAGTCGATTCTTATCATTCGTAAACAGGCACAGGAAAATCTAGTTTCTGCTGTTAATGATGCGGAATTTAGCAGTTCTAAGAATGGCGTATCGTTCAAACCGTTAAAGAACGAAATAAACGTAGCAGTTTATCGCAATGCTTCCGGTGCACGGGTCGACCTGATCGACCGCCGCAAAAAGGGATCACGCGCCTATATGCTGAAATGGTTCGAATCAGGAACAAAAGAACGAGCTACCAAAAAAGGAGCGAATAGGGGTATTATAAATGCTTCCCACTTCTTCTCTGATGCGGTCAAATCGAAGCAGAAAGAAGCAGAGAATTCACTAGAGAAAAATATAATTGATTCTATAACGAAAGTAGCAAATAAAAAGAAATGAGTTTATCAATAGGCGCACACGTATATAAAAAATTAAGCAATTCTACGGAGTTGGCAAAGTTGGTTACTGATAAAATTTATGCGATTTCGACCAAAACGGAAACATCTTTTCCGTTTGTGATCTACAAACGCAACTCCTTAACGCCGGAATATACGAAAGATAGGTACGGCACGGGTGACACAGTTTCGGTTGAGATCGTTGTCGCCAGTGATAACTATTTGAACTCTGTTACAATCGCGGAAGAGGTACGTAAATCGCTCGAAAATAAACGAGGAAGTTATGACAACTTCGACGTGATCGACTCGAAGTTAATAAGCGCGGACGAGGATTTTATCGAAGATACTTTCATTCAACATCTCGTATTCTCATTTAAAACAGAATAATTAACTAAAACACGATAAAATTATGAGTAAAGCTAAATCAGTATTAGGAAAAGACCTAATGTTATTCATCGACGGTAAAGCCATCGCACTTGCCACATCTTGTAAATTGGGACTTTCGGCTGAAACAATCGACACACAAAGTAAAGATTCGGGTATCTGGACGGAAAAGGATATTAAAAAACTTTCTTGGAACGCTTCCAGTGAAAACGTATTTAGCGCGGATGCAGATGCGAATAGCTACGATAAACTATTCGCTTTGTTCTTGGCGCATAAACCTGTTGTTTTGAAATTTGGCGTTGTTGGCAATCCTGACGTAAACGAAATGCCCGCCGCCGGATGGACGCTAGCGGAAGGTGCATATACAGGTAGTGCGGTTATCACTTCACTAGAAGCAAATGCGCCGGATGGAGACAAAGCAACACTATCAATCAGTTTCGAAGGAACCGGACCGCTTGCAAAGGAAGCAGCTAGTAAATAACTTACGGGCGGTGTTTTGCCGCCCTCTAAACGACTTATTCAATGAAAACAATATCACTTAACGGAAAAGATTTTTCTTTGAAATATACGCTTCGTGCGTTCTTTGTGTTCGAATCTATATCCGGCTATCCGTTCCAGTTCGGAAAGATGTTAGACGAGTTTCTTTTGTTTTACTCGTTCCTGCTTGCCTCTAATCAGGAATCGTTCAAAATGGAATTTGAGGAATTTATAGAATTATGCGAAAATGACTTGACTCTATTCGAACAATTCAAAGAATTTATCTTGAATGAAATCAAGCTACGTTCGCAATCGGCAGGAAATGACGTAAAAAAAAAGAAGGTGACAACGCGGAAACGAAAGCCATAAGTATACGCGAACTTTATTCGCGCGTTGTCGGTGAGGGCGGGATCGCTCCCGATTACTTCCTCGATAAAATGGACTTTATCGAGGTCGAATCGTTTATAGACGGATTGAATCGACGCAATCGGGAAGCGTGGGAACAAACTAGATTGTTAGGTTTCATTATAGCACAATCTAATAGCACAAAAACGCTAAAGCAAACCGATATACTCCGGTTCCCGTGGGACGAAGAAGAAAAGAAAAATACGAGCGTAACGAACGAAGAGATGCAACGATTACGAGCTAAAGCAAAAGAAGTAGAATCACAATTAAACACGAATAAAGATGTCTGATATAATAACACGATTATTGCTAAAAACGAATGACTTTGACGCAAATCTGGAAAAGTCAAAAGGTAGCGTAAACAGCTTTCAAGGTGGTATTAGTAATATGGCGAAATCCGTCGGCTCTAGCTTTGTAAAAGTTGCGGGCGGTATTGGTTTAGCTGTAAGTGCTGGGGAGGGATTTACTAAATTACTCAATTCTTCGCAAACGCTTGGCGATCAAACAGCCGCCGCGATGATGTCTGCAAAGACAGGGGTAGACGAGTTCTTTTATTCGCTTGGTTCTGGTGACTTCACTTCTTTCTTGTTGGGAATGGATGATATTATAGCAAAGTCACAAGATGCTTATTCGGCACTGGATCAATTAGGAAATACTGAAATATCATTTGGATATTTTCAAGGAAAATTCGACGAAGCAATAGCGCAAGCGAGATTAAATGCAAAGAATAAGCAATTAGGCAATGACGAACGAGATCAAGCGTTTAAGGATTGGGATAACGAGTTGAAAAAGAAAGAAGAGGCAGGGAAAACCGTTGCCGCAGATGCTTTAAACGCGTTAACGAAAAGTATTGCTGTTGGCACAAAACTTTCAGCAAAAAATATTTCGTTAAATGATTTTGAAAAAGTTATGAGAATTGACCTTATGCCATCTGCAAGCAGGGAAGAAGCTAAAGATTATTGGAAAGGGCAATATAGTGAGTATTTAAAATTATCAAAAAGGATTGAAAGCGACAGAAAGGTCGATGTCGTAAGAACAAATGATTATGGTAAAACAAAATCAATCAATGATGCAGCGAGAATAGCGCAAGAAGGAGCCGCAGAGAAATATAAGGATGCAATAATGTATAATAAGTTGCTGAATAAATTAAGCGATGATGATTTGAAGAAGTTAACAGAATTAGGAAAGAAATACTATGCAACCTCCCAGCAGATAGCCCAGCAACGTCAAGAATTTAACGAGTCTACAACAGAGTTCGGAAACTCGAAAATAGCAGCGGCAAAAGCAGCGGCAGCAGAACCTAAAAAAGATTCTATCGCGTGGTATGATGCGGAAATATCCAAATTAAACAAGAAACTCGTAGCAGAAACGGACACGCAAGCCAAATCAACGATTCAAGCCTCTATAAACGAACTCGAAGCCAAGAAAATAAAATTGCAGGTTGAGACTAGCGGAAATAGTATTGAAGCGATAAACATTCAGTTGTCTGCATTAAACAAACAACTTATCGCCGAAACTGATATGCAAGTGCGTGCAACGATTCAAGCAACTATAAACGAACTAGAACAAAGAAAGATCAATCTAAAGTTTGTAGTCGATCAAGAAGCGTTTAAAATCAAAAACGGCGGGATGAAAGACGGCGCTTTGTCCGTACCTATTGCACCGACTTACGATAAGGTTCCGACGCATGGGAAGGGAGGTAAAAATTTTAAGTTGCCGAAATATGATCCGCTATTTAAAAAAGAAGATGTAGACTTGAACGAAGATTATGCCGATTCGCTTTCGGCTATTGGTGGTGTAATGAGTTCTCTATCTGGAATTACCGATAATAGTGCAGCGTCTTACTTACAATGGGGCGCAAATGTAATGTCAAGTGTCGGGCAGGCTATTCAATCTATCACAAAACTAATTGCGGCTAAAGAAGCGGAGGCAGTAATCAATGGTGTAGCATCGGCAACCGAAACACCCGTTGTTGGTTGGCTATTGGCGGGTGCAGCTGTTGCCTCTGTGCTTGCCGCAATGGCTAGTGTCCCTAAATTCGCAGCGGGCGGTATTGTTCCCGGTGCATCTTTTACGGGTGACAAGGTTCCGGCTTTACTTAATTCGGGTGAAATGATTCTGAACGGATCACAACAAAGTAACTTATTTAAGATGCTAAATTCAGGTTTGTATGGTTCTTTATCACAAAAAATCGCGCCATCAATGGAAGATCAAAGCGTTCGCTTATACAGTGATGTCGAAATAAGAGGGGATCGCATATTTTTAGCATTACACAACCATATAAAGAAAACAGGTAAAAAACTATGGTAAATTACGGCACTATCTATACGCTTCCTTTCAAATCCAGAAAGGAAGTATCTTATTTGATTGAGATACAAAAAGAGAATTATGAAGGAAAAAGTACTGAATTGGTCGGCAGTGGCAATTCTCCTTTTTCCGTGATAATTGAGGACGAGGATTTTTTATATGTACCGACTCGCTTTTCTTCTGCTTCAATCCGTATTGTTGGAGGTGACTATCTGCAAAATTTGTATTCGACCGGATATCAACAATACAGAGTATTATGCAAGCGAAGAAATGATATTATTTGGACGGGCTTTATAAATCCAGAACTATATACGCAGGATTACACGTCTACAAAATTCGAACTAGAAATAGAATGTAGCTCCGCCATGAGCACGCTCGAATATGTTAACTACAAACAAAAGAACGCCGAACAGCGAACTTTTATTAGTTTTTGGGAACTGTTTAGAATGTTCATTGAGCAGTCTCGCGGGTGTTATTCGTCTATATTTATTCCTCATGTGTATGCTAAAAACGAAGATGATTATAATAACGACCTGAACGTATTTGAAGAAATGACGATTAGTGAACAAAACTTCTTCGACGAGGATAACAAGGCTATGACTCTAAAAGAAATATTAGAAGAGGTTTGTAAGTTCTTAAATTGGACTTGTGTCGATTGGAGGGGTGAACTGTATTTCATTGACATAGATCACAAAAGTATTTATTATAAATATGATTGTGATCTGAATACATATTCTAAAGCTACGCCTATTGCGTTGAATGTATCTGATATTGGTTTTGCAGGATCGGAGCACTTTTTAGATATTTTGCCGGGATATAATAAAGTGACTATAAAATGTAGTAATTATCCTATTGAGGAAATCAAGATAACCGAAGATTTTGATAAGCTGAAATTATTATCAAATATCGGAGAAGTATCTACTAATCTGGGTAACGGTAATACAAGACATACACAAAGGGAGGTTTTATATCCTAATATTTTAACGATGCACCAATTCACCTATAAAAATGGTGTTTTGTCTCCTGTTACAGACTTGTCTATTTATAATGATAAGCGTAATGCGACGGAATTATTAGGAGCTATTCCATTAAGATACGCCTCTTATGAATCCGGGCTAAAAACACCAACTACGCAATCGTACAATTATGAGTGTGCAATACAAGTCCGACAACGTTGTGGAACAAAATACGATCCTATTAACGACGTAACCCCCAATTCGGTATTTAATGACTCGATTGTAGTTATCGGTGCAAAGAAAGACGCTTTATTTTTAGGGAAGGGAGGTGCTCTTTCTCTCAATATGAGTATTAAGGTTTTGCAAAAGGATAAATATGATTCTCCCTTTGGTGGCGGTTTGGTTCCTTCCGAGGATGGTATTACATATTTAAAAGATATAATTAAAGTAGGAATAAGAATTGGCGATAAATATGTTTCTAAAGATAATTACGGGCGGTTTACGTGGAGTGATACCCCGTCTATTATGTCTATAAATTTAGATCAATCTAGTGTAGAAAATGCTGATGGAAAAATGGGAACGGGGTTTGTCTCATTGTATAAAACATACGGAGTACTCGGTAAGTATTCTGATGCAGACGGTGTTGTAATGGATATTCCGACTAATTTATTTGGCACACTTGAAATGTCTATATATGCTCCGACATTGACGGAAAGAGAGGGGCAAGTCCCATACGGGTATTTGATAAAAGACCTTAAGCTAAGGTATTGCCAGCCGTTAGATATGGACGACGATAAAGACTCCGATCGGATTTACGAGAATGTTGTTAATGAAAACTTTATTAATGAATTAGACGAAATAGAGTTTAAGATTTCGAGTTATAACAACGATGGAGCGTGCTATAGTAAAGTCTTGTTATTAGATGAATATTTGAAAGATAACCTTTATTCATCTATTGAAAAGACTTTGATTCGCCCGGAAGAGCTTTTAATAAGAAGAATTATTAATCAATACGGAGCTACCAAAATAAAACTAACACAGGTATTATTAAATAGTGACTCTATAACTCCTATATCCGTTCTTTCGGATAACTACATGAAAGGAAAACGTTTCATGATAGCAGGCGGAGAAATAGATTTCGCCAATGAACAATTTACCTGTAAAATGATAGAAGCATAATGACGATTCAAATAAAAAATAAAGCTATTCCGTCATCGCCCCGGTCAAAAAATTATCCGACTGGGGCGATTGTTAGCGTGTCGTCTGGCGGAGGTAGTGGAGTGACTTCCAACGCTAGCGGATCAAATGTTACTATTCTAGGAAAAGACGATTTGAGATCGGCGACAGATTTAAATGTTTTCTCATCTCTTCGCACGCTTGCGGAGATATTATCTATAATTGTAACGAAAGATGACGCCGAAACGAAGCTAACAGATAGTAATGTTTTATCGTCACTCCGAGTAAACAAAGAACTTGATACAATTAACGAAAGATTTAAGGACGCTATCGACGCTTTAAAAGACTCGTATTTATCCAAAACAGCGCCAGACGAAACGCAATTTCTTATCAAGTTGCTAGGCGGTTTAATTGTTGACAATGGGCTAGACGTAACGAAGGGTATTTCTACAGATACGTTGACCGCAACGACGGTAACAACGCAAATACTCAACATTCTTGATAAACTGATTGCCAAATCGGCTACTTTTTCCGGTGATATATCCTCAAATGACTACGCAGAAGGCTTAATCGGTTGGCTAATCGGCAAAGACGGTCATATAGATGCAAAATCTCTTCGTCTACGTGATTTCCTTGAAGTTCCTGAATTACGTTACAACCGCGTATCAATCGTTTCGGGCGAAGAGTGGAACGCTCCGGGCGGCGGGATTATTGAAAATATAGACGAATCAAATCGGATCATCTACCTTAAACTCGAACCGGGCGAAATAGCAGAAATAGAGGTAGACGATATTTGCAAAGGTATATTCAACGACTCAACCGGATTTCAAACCGCTTATTTTCGTATTACTGAAAAGATCGGTGATTCTACGTTTAAATATGCACTTCGTTCTGGTACAACCGCACACCCTTGCAAGGCTATGCACTTCGTTTCGTATGGTAACTTCACAAGCAAAGATCGGCAAAGATCGAGCTATTCGACACAAAGCTATGTCCGTTATCTGACGGGTGTTAACAGTTGGGAGATTACAAAAGAAATGATCGCTATGCAGTTGGGCGACCTGTCTAACTTGAAACTGTTTGGTATCGAAATGACTGGACATAGTGCGTATCTCCGCAATGTGTATATGACAGGGACTATCAAGCAATTATCTAACGATGGTATAACAGAAGTTCCCGTACCCGCTTTCAAAGGAGTATGGACGCCGGGCACATATTGGTACTATGATGAAGTTGTATGCAATGGCAGTACATGGATATGTATTGCAGACAAAACAATCCAAGAACCAACAGACAATTCTACTGATTGGCTTAAATATGTTTCTAAGGGAGAAACGGGCGACAAAGGCGACAAAGGAGATAAAGGAGATAAGGGAGATACGGGTGCAACCGGGGCAAAAGGCGACAAAGGTGATACAGGACCGACCGGATCACAAGGTATTCCCGGCACATCACAGTATTTTCACGTAAAGTACTCCGCTAATGCGAACGGTAATCCGATGTCTGATACTCCGAACACTTATATCGGTACAGCGGTAACAACTAGTGCGACCGCTCCAACCGGATACGCTTCTTATAAGTGGGTACAGTTGAAAGGCTCGCAAGGTCCTAAAGGAGAACAAGGTATCGCCGGACCAACCGGAGCCAACGGACAAACTTCCTACTTACACATCAAGTACTCGGACAATGGTACGAGTTTTACTGCTAATAATGGTGAGACTCCCGGTGCTTGGATAGGGCAATATGTTGACTTCACTGCGGCAGACAGCACAACTTTTTCTAAGTATATTTGGACGAAAGTAAAGGGTGATACAGGAGATAAGGGGGATAAAGGGGACAAAGGAGATAAAGGCGATCAGGGAGGCAAGGGAGATACAGGAGCAACCGGACTTCCCGGTGCTTTAATCCGCCCGCGCGGTGAGTGGAAAGCAAACACTAACTATGTTAATAATACGCAGTATCGAGATACTATCATCTACAACGGTAATACTTATTCGTGTCGTGTAGATCATAATTCCGGTTCTTCTTTCGATGTAACGAAATGGACTTTGTTTAACGACTTTGTTAATGTTGCTACGCAGTTGTTAGTAGCTCAAAATGCAACGATCGATATACTCGGCACGTCCGGTCTGTTTATTGGTAATCAAGCAAAAACGCAGGGTTGGTTAATGACGGGCGGTTCGATTAAGCATAATGTAACCGGGCTTGAATTAACAGCAGACGGAAAATTATCACTTCCTGCAACGGGTGCGATATTGGTTGGAAATAAGACGTTTATCACTAATGGAAAGATTGTAACGGATTTTATCGATGTTAAGACCTTAGAAGTTGAAAAACTGAATGGCGCGACAGGCACATTTAAGTCATTACAAGGAACTAAAATAGTAGATAATAAAGAAGTCGTAATGTGCGAAATCGGATTTAGCACATCCGAAGGGAAGATGTATTTTGAAGGCGACATGCAGCATCAAGGCACTTTTAAGGAACCGAACGGAACAAATAGAAGCTATAGGTTTCTAACCGCTGATTTGTGGTGTAGAGGACAATTCGGACACCAACAAATGACTTCTCTTTCATTTAATTCCGCTTCGACTAGTGATTTCTTTGCACATATCTATAATTATGGAACTGATACAACTTATCACAAATATGCGCAATCAGGACAACCGATAGACTGTATTTTTCTTGAAGGAAGTGGAAACTATGTAATATATATATGCAATTCACCTCGGCGCAAAATGATAACAATTGTAAACGCTTCTGGCTATCCTAAGCGGGTTCTTACAACATGGCAAAGCGGGGGTACTTATACTCTCGAACCTTACCGATTTGCAATTTTTGTAACAGCGGAAACATACGCTTCTGTTAATAATACATCTTCTACGGTTAATTTACACGTTATGCAATAAAACTATGAAAATAGACTTTAGAAAAATTCAAGTAAAAGACATCGAAGGGAATAATAGTACCGTCGATATTGCAAAGATGTTAGGCAATGCGATCTATCAGAAAACCGCCGATTTGGGCGAATTGGAATTAGCTCAACAAATCTACAAGAACGGTGAAGTAGAAGTATCTCCCGAACAAGCCGAAAGTATTAAAAAATATGTGAGTACGGGGTTCGTCGCTTTTGTTCAGGTAGCGGTTAATGAGGCTTTATCGGTAGAATAAGAGCTACCCAAAGCGATATGAAATACATAAAATAAAAATATGGACGAATGGTTAAAAATCATAGGAGCGTTAGGAGGATTAGAGGCGATCCGCTTTACAGTCACGTTTCTAGCGAATCGCAAAACGAACGCCAGAAAAGAAAAGGCTACGGCGGATTCTATGGAACTTCAAAATTTACTTTCTATCATTGACAATCTAAACAAGCAGATTGAACGGTACGACGAGCGACTAAAACAACGAGACGAGAAAGTAGATACGATTTATCGAGAATGGAGAACCGCACAGGCAGAGGCGCAAAATTGGATGCGTAAATACTACGAGCTTGAATTAGCTTTGAAGGATGCAGAACATAACCGATGTGACAGACCAGACAGCGAGTGCAGCCGGAGAACTCCACCGCGTAGACCAATTACAATTAATAATCAAAATAAAGAAGAAAGCAATGAATAAAATAGACTCGATTATCATCCATTGTTCGGCTACGCGCGCCGGGCAGGATTTGACCGCAAAAGACATTGATCGTATACACCGGGCACGCGGATTTAACCAGATCGGATATAACTATGTTATCCGGATTGATGGGACGGTAGAAAAAGGGAGATCTTTAGCGGTTGACGGAGCGCATTGTAATACGAAGGGTTTTAGCGAATCTTCGTATAATAAACATAGTGTTGGTATTTGCTACATAGGTGGTTTGGATGCAAACGGAAAGCCTGCAGACACAAGAACGATCGCCCAAAGAGCGGCTTTGCGCGAGTTGGTTGCTAAACTCTGCAAAGAATATGAGATAATCGAGGTTCTCGGACATCGTGATACTTCGCCCGATCTGGACGGAAGCGGAGAGGTAGAGCCGAAAGAATATATAAAGGCGTGCCCCTGTTTTGATGTACGCTCCGAGTTCCCTAATTTCTTACGTAATACAGTAGTTCGACCATGAAACGGCTAGTTTATATTATCATATTGCTGATGTTAGCAATATGTTTCGTATCATGCCGGACTCAATATATCCCGGTTGAATCCGTTCGCACTGAATACAAGACACGTGATAGTATCCGTTATGATAGCATCTATCAACGAGATAGTATTTATACGCTCGTAAAGGGTGATACAGTTTATCAGTATAGATATAAGTATCTGTATCGCTACTTAACAACGAATCGTACCGATACGATTCTTAAAAACGATTCTATTCGTGTGCCTTATCCGGTTGAAAAGAAGTTAAACCGATGGCAATCTATTAAAATGGAGTTGGGCGGGTGGGCGTTTGGAATTATAATTTTGTTTATTCTGATAATAATTGGTCGAATAATATTCAAATCAAAAAATAATTAGTATATTTGTGTACGGGTGGGGATATCTGTTGTACCATCTCTCTACGGAAGTTGCTAGATTTTGAGTTGAGAGATAATGCGTTATTTATTCCATTAAGAATGAGCCTCGACTAAGTATAGTCGGGGCTTTCGCTTTCTACATAAACAAAAAGAGTCCCGCAACGGCTCAAATTGCGGGACTGGTGTCAAATAAGAATCTTAACCGAGTTTAAGCGATGTTTGATGAATCATTTCGCTTACATCCTTCAAGGCATTTAAAAATGTTTGAAGTTCATTATCAGTAAAGCGAGCCTTTTTCCCGTTTACGATGTTACCGTTAATTCTTTGATATAGCCAATTTCTTGACTTACCGAAATACTTCTTTGCGATATAGCTAAACGAAATAGCCTCCGGCAATTCTCCGAGCTTATCTCTTAATATAGCTTCTTCCGCTCTTTCAATGAAATCATTACAAGCGTCTACGGTTGCTTTTAGTCCGGATTCAGACGCTTTTTTATAGGCTTCTCGCTGATCTTCTGGCAGTGCATTATATTTTGCTTGCATTTCTTTTTTGAAAGCATCCCTTTCTTCTTGTGTAGATAAGGTTTTAAATCTTTCAAAATCCGCTTTCATTTCGGGCGTTGGCAAACAAGCGTTTATATCTATCATATTTTAAAGTTTTAATCCCTCCCCGAAGGGAGGGAGGTTAATTATTCTTTTAATTTTTCCCGAATCTCATTCATCCGGTCAAGTATGTCATTTATTAATGCTTCTCTTTCTTTTTCATTTTCGGGAACCCCGTAGGCTTCGTGGAATGAAGCGAGAAGTTTTAAATTCTCATACTCTTGTTCTAATTCCTTTCTTTCTTCATCTTTCATTGGTTAAACATTAAAATTAAGAACTCTTATTTGACTCTACAAAAATAATAAGCATTTGCTTATTGTGCAAGTTTTGGGCGAATTATTTTAATGAATTAATATAATCTATTACTTTTCTATTCGCTTTATCTATTTGCTCTAAATCGTAATCTATATAAATTCCGGTTGTTTTGCATCCGAACTCGTGCCCCAAAGCTAAAGATATTACATCTTTCGATATTTCTATTTTATGCGCTATTGTAGCCCATGTATGGCGCGCCCAATACGAGGTAATGCCGGGAAATAAAATATCTCTAATCTTTTTCCCACCTAATCCTTTGCGTTCAAAGTTTCCAAGTTTTTGCAAACCTCTATTCATTGCTGCCATATACTTTCTATAATTGTAATCGTTGGTTTCGAGCGTGTTTAGTAGAAATCTGTTTCCTTTATACCTGTTTATTATCTCCATTGCTTCCGGTTCTACTTTGATAGAGTATAGCTTTCCGGTTTTTTCTCGTTTATATTCTATGCGTCCGTCAACTATTTGTTTGAGGTTAAATAAGTCTATTGCGTTTATTCCGATTAGATAAAACATAAGCATGAATATGTCTTGATACTCCTTTTGATATTCTTCTCCGTTAAAGTCTCGGAGCGTGGCGAGTTGTTCCGGTCTTAGCGAGCGTTTTCTGGTTTCCTCTTTTTCGATAGCAAACTTTCTAAACGGATATAACTCCGTTTCTTCGTTATCTATCGCATAGTTAAAGACGGCTCTAATATTCCGTAGATGGATTGATATTGAATTGGTTTTCATTCCTGTATCTTTTAGCCATTTATTAAAAGATTCCAACCATTTCTTTGTGATAGTCTCAAATGTACATACCGGGTCGTAGGCAAGAATCTTATTCTTTGTAGCCTTATATAGTTCTATTGTATTTCCTTTCGTCTTTGTCTCTATAAACTCGTCTAGGTAGGTTACGAAAGTTTTGCAGGTTGACTCGTTTTTGATGGACTTTGAAATATAATCTTTCAAGGCTGCGTCGCTCATGCTTTTTAATTTCTGATTATTATCCAACATAACGATAAGTATTTCCACGCGATTTATAAGATTGCGTATCGCTACATTTTTAGCTTTGTAGCTTTTCGCTTCTTTGCTATACTCTGTACCCGTCCACGTTCTCGGAGTAGCGCAAAAATCGGTACTTATTAATATTCGGCTTTTATGCCTAATATACAACTTGATCGGGTATGTGCCGTCTTTCTTTTCTCTACGTGTGTCTAATTGATAACAAACAGTTGCCATAATAATATTGTTTTTAGTATATATACGCAAACAACGTGTCAACGGGATAGCGTGATAATTATGCGAGATGAAAATTTGCGCAAAATTTGCACCATTTTCTTTAATAATACCCGTTTATAACGCCTAAAAACGATACTTTGATATAGATATAAGGCAATAAAAAAGCCCCTTACTTGTTTGTAAGAGGCTGATAATCAGATAGTAGTGGGTACGAGAATCGAACTCGTATTACATGCGTGAGAGGCATGTGTCCTAACCGTTAGACGAACCCACCGG